ATCGGTCCGGGTCGTGGCTGGGAGACGCTCGGGTACGGCAGTGCGGTCGCGTTCGGCAATGGTATGATGGTTTGCGGCACGAGCAGTGACGGCATCGTCGCTCACGTCAAGGCCGTACCGTCCGACGGACCTCCGCTCAAGTCCGGCGAATGGGATATACTGCGCAAGGCCTACGGTCTGAAGGGCCTCCACACCACTCACGGTTTCGGCGGCATGGGCTTCTACGGATGTCCGGTGCCTTGGAACGTTTCGCCGGAAATTGACAGTTATTTGATCAAGTACGGTCACACCAAGCCGAGCTGAGCACACCATGGGACTTGCATTCAACGGTACGACGTCCGGTTTGGTCCACACAGGATCAGTCGGTGGCTTGATAACCTCTTACCCGTTCAGCATGTTCGGGTGGGCTAAACAGCACACAACGGTCAAGAACGGTTTTCCGATAGTGATCGAGGGTACACCGAGCGACCTCGGAATCGGTGGCACTGGCTCAGCTGGCTGCTTGTTGGATACTTCGTTAAAGGCTCGCGCTTATCAAAGTGTTGGCAGTGGTATCGCAGCGTTTTCGTCCGCGACGTACACTGCAGTTGCGCCAGGAGCGGCTGGAGGTTGGTTTCCCTTCATGGTCGTCTTTACGTCGGCCAGTTCTCGTACTGCGTACCTCATTTCCGGAGCGGGCGTCAGCGACGGTTCAACCATTGCATCAGGTACGATGAGCGGGTACAAGACCCTCGCGATCGGTTATCGATCATTGTCTAGCGACAATTTCATGCTCGGAGCAGTTGCGAGTGTGGGCATTTGGTCATCGGCGCTGGACGCGACTGATTGGGCTAACCTAATAGCGGGCGCGGTGCCGTCGACGATCCAAGCAGGTACACTCATCGACTACTGGTCACTGCTCACACAAGCGTCAACGCAAACTGGCATCAACGGTCGCGTGCTCACGGCTTCGAACACCAGTCAAGCAGTTGATCATCCGATCTCGGAGGGTACCAGTGTAGGATTGGATCCTTCGGTTCGAGCGGCAATTCTGTCATGTCAACAAGCCGTTCACCGCGGCAGTTACTACTAGGAGTCCAAAATGTCTTGTGGATACGCACTCTCGCCCGGCGGCATCGCTTGTCCGACCGGCACGGCTCACGTCGTACTGGCACTCATTGCAGCTGCCGGCGTTTTGGCCCGTCTGACTGAATCGTCGATCAGTTTCGACGGTGTCAGCGGTACGGCAGTTCCAGTCAAACTGGAACTGTGCGAAGGCACTGGCGCTGGTGCGGGCACCACTACCGGATCAGTCACGCCTCGACAGGTTCGAGGTTTGGCTCGCACGGTGCAGTGCACGGCCGCTTACTTGTACACGGCAGAACCGACGGTTTTGACAGTGCTCAAAACCTGGTACATTCATCCCCAGGCCGGCCAAATCATTCAGCTGCCGCTCGGTCGCGAATACGAGCACGTGGGTGCGGGCGGATTCTATCTTCGAGCATTGGCCGGAGCCGCGGTGAATTGCGCTCCGAACATGGAATTCGAAGAGGGCTGATCAATGTCACGCCTCGGTCGCGCACAACCGGCGCCGCCGTTCAGGGCGCCAGTCCCCCGAATTCCGCCGGGCACTCTCACCCTGCTCGACTTTCACGCCAAAACTGGCGTAGGCTCGAGCGGAGAGAGTGCCGTCTACGCCGTAGTCATGTACGGTTCGACCGTGATTACTGTCAAATCGGGTCTAACTGTGGACGGTGGTAATGACGTATCGTTCAGTGATTCGCTGATCACCATCGGTCTGAACTACCACGGCTACACGTTCACGCTCAGTGGGGACGATCAGGTCAAGGGCGGTTGGTGGCGGGCGACGGCGACATGACAATCCTGTTCGACAGTACCCCGCTGAACAGCGGCATCGATTTCAGCCTGTACAGTGGGTTTGGAATTAAGGGCTCTGAAGTGCCGAGTTCTGGCGCGAATGGGCCTTCGCCGCTCTACGCGAGTCTGTCACTGCCAGCCGACGCCAATAAGGAATACCGTTACGAGATCACAGGTTATCCGTCTGCGGGCGTTCTGACGCCGTACGAGGATGGCACGTTTGCGTTCGATGCAACCGGCATCGCCGACGGATACTACTATCTGCATTTGGACTGGTTTCAGTACGACCCAGCCACGTCTGCGGTGACGTATCTCGGTAACCAAACTGTGACGTTCCAAGTGGGCGCGGTGGCGGTGTCGATTGTCGCCTCGCTGTCTGCTGCAGTACAAGTTGGTCAAAGTGCGTCCGCCTCGATTGCTGCGGCTGTTCAAGAGGCGCGCTCTGCGAATGTAGCAGTTCAAGCTGCGATTCAAGCCTCACAAACTGCTACGGCTTCACTATCTGCTGCAGTTCAGGATGCACTGAACGTTACGGCGAACGTCCAAGCTGCAGTGCAGACGTCGAATACAAGTTCTGCGTCGGTCGATGCAGCCGTACAATTGGCGACTAATGTATCTACCAGTTTGGACGCAGCTCTGCAGCTGGTTCGAACCGTCGGCGCGTCGTTGGATGCCCAGATTCAAGCTACCACACTGCTCAGCATAGATGTGGACACGTTCGTCCAAGCCGGTAGCTCCGTACCGCTATCTATCGATGCGGCCATTCTCGATAGTTACACCAATTCAGTAAGTCTGAACAGTGCGGTTCAGATCGGTCGCACGACGAGTGTGGATTTGGGCGCTGTAGTACAGATCACTAGCGGGGCGGTTGCGCAGGTCCAAGTTGCAATCCAAGCCAGCTGGACTCTCTCAATGTCGTTGGACGCTCAGATACAGGACGGTTACTCCGTATCGTTTGGACTGAATTCTGCAATTAGTAATTTGGTTAATGCTGTAGCAGGGGTACAAGCAGCTATAGCTCAAACGGTCATCGCAAGTGCGTCGGTCGATGCAGTAATATCACTGCGCAACAGTTCAACTGCAGTACTCAATAGCGCCATCGAAGCGGGTCGCACCGCTAATGTGGGCGTATCGGCTTACATCGACGACGGCACAGTGGTGCCGATCGATCCATTGGTCGAACTGGATATTGAGATAGAGTCTGAACAATCTGTGGAGATTACGATCGGCGACCCTGTGGACGTACTGACTATAACCTTCGAATCCGATCAATCTGTACAGTGACCGACTAATCTGCAATGGCTCTCGAGTTTAAGCTCTATCCGAAACAACAGCGTGCCATCATGTCGTTGGCACTTGAAGTGCTGTACGGTGGAGCTGCAGGTGCTGGTAAGAGTTACATGATGCGAGTCCTGGCCATCATCCTGTGCATGGAAATTTCGCACATCAAGGTATTCCTGTTTCGTCGCATCTACAAAGAACTGTACATCAACCACGTGTACTCGGCGGACGGCTTCCTCGTGATGCTGAAACCATTCATCGACAGAGGGGACGTGACGTTCAACAAGTCGGACGGCGTGATCAACTTCTGGAACGGCGCTCAGATCTATCTTTGTCACGCCCAACACGAGGGCGACATACAGTCGTACTTGGGCGCAGAAATCCACTGTTTGTTGATTGACGAGGCTACACAGTTTACGGAAAAGATGATTCGGTTCATCCGTACTCGGGTTCGCATGGGCGGCCTCACGGTGCCGAGTCGCTGGAAGAACGTGCTGCCAAAGATCATCTACGGGACGAACCCTGGTGGACCAAGTCACGCGTACTTCAAGCGCGGATTCGTGCAGCACGGGTACGGACATGTGTTCAAGGCTCCGGTGAACGACGGTGGCATGTCCAGGGAATTCGTTCCAGCCAGAGCCTTCGACAACACGATCATGATGAAAAACGACCCGAACTACCACGATCGAATTCGTGGTATCGGCGACGATCGGTTGGCTAATGCCTATCTCGAGGGTAATTGGGATTTGGAAGACGGTGCGGCTTTGGCGGATCTGTGGGACCCTGCGTTCCACGTGATACAGTCCATTGTCATACCTAATTCGTGGAAGGTTGATCGATCGCACGATTACGGTTATTCTGCACCCGCGTCCACACTGTGGTTTGCCGAAAGTGACGGAACTCGGTGCATCATCAACGATCGCAACATAGTTCTGCCGAACAAGAGTTTGGTACTGTTCTCTGAACTGTACCTTGCCGATAAAGAGGACAAGGGCCTCCGATTGCTACCGAACGAGCTCGGTCGCCGTATGCACGAGCACGAGTACGCGAACAATCTCAGAATTCGGACGCAGGCTGGTCCGGCCGATTCGTCGATATTCGATAAAGATCGTGGGATGGACAGCATTCACGATCAGTACATCAAACAGGGCATTCGATTTACCCGAGCTGACAAGCGACCAGGAAGTCGAGAGCGAGGGTATGTGTTGGTGAGACAGTTGTTAAAGGCTACAGTGATTCGCAATTGGGAGATGCCATGGCTGATGGTTCACCGGAACTGCTCTAACACCATTTCTCAACTGCCCGAATTGCCGATCAGTCCTGAAAATCCGCAGGACGTCGACAGTGCGGCCAACGACCACATTTACGATTCATTGAGATACCGTGCCTTGAAGAGCACTCTGACAGCCGGATCGGCTGAAATAGGTGGGCTATAACATGCTGCTATCCGATATTGCCCCTCCGTCGTACATGAATCTCATCGAGGATTACATAACGATCCGTCATTGTTACAATGGCGAACGTGCCATCAAGAGCGCTTCGGAGCGTTATCTGCCGCGACTGAAGGGTCAGGTGGACGAGGATTACTTGAACTACAAGCGTAGAGCGTTGTTCTTTCCCATCACTGGTAAGACGGCGACCACTATGGTCGGCTTGGCTACGACCAAACCCCCGAAAGTGACGTATCCTGCTGAGATGAAGTCTTACTTCGTCGACACGAATCAGTCGTACCAATTTACTGAATTTTACGTCAAACTGTTTCTGGAAATGGTACTGATGGGGCGGTACGGCATTCTCATCGACGCGCCGCCTGACGGTGGCTTCGGTTCTATGCGGTTCAGTCCGTACATCGCCGAAAACATCATCAACTGGAAAGTCAATGACAGTGGCAATCCGATCAGCATCTTGCTCAGAGAATGTGTGTACAAGGACGGCGATAAGCCATTTCAGACAGTGGAGGTCACGCGCTTTCGCCACTGCTTTCTGCGAGGGGGCGTGTACTGTGTTCAAGAACTTGATCACGATATGGTGCCGAGCGGGCCAGTCGTGACACCAGAATTTACAGGCGCGACGATTGACTTCATTCCCTTCGTATCGATCGGAGCGTCCGGCATTCACATGGACCCGGATCAGCCGCCGATGCGCGATATCTCGACGATCAACGTGTCGCACTACATGACCAGTGCTGACCTCGAGTGGGGTCGCCACATCGTCGGTCTGCCGACGCCAGTGGTGAGCGGGGTGGACGCGTCGACGAAGCTCCACATCGGCGGTACGGCGGCGTGGATATTGCCAGATCCGTTGGCCAAAGCTGTCTATCTCGAATTTCTTGGCCAGGGCCTCGGATCGCTGGAAAATGCGATGAAGGAGAAAATCGGCTTGATGGCATCGGTGTCAGCTCGCCTCGTCGACAGTTCCACACGAGGGTCCGAAGCTGCTGAAACTGTGCGCCTTCGGTACATGAGCGAATCGGCTTCGTTGGTCCATATTCTCAATAACGGTGAAGCCGGACTGAACGTCCTGTACAACATGCTCGCCAAACTGATGAAGTCTGTCGAGGAAGTCAACGTACTGTTTTCCAGAGAAATCATCGGAATGGGTATTGCCTTCAAGGATTTGAATCC